AAAACACCCCATGGATGCGCATCTGTTGAAGATCATGAGCGTGAACTACTGGTGTTATCCGAGCTTCTCGAGGAGCGCGCTCGGAGCCTGCTGAAAAGCGACGGTCGGATCGACGTGGCCACCGCCAACCAACTCGCACTCGCTGCGATTCGAGCTCGTAGCAAGGCTGCAGACCTCGCTGCAGAGCGCGAGGCTCGCGACTACGAGCTATTTCTCGTGCAGCACGAAAAGGAGATGTCCGCGGCCGGTCGCCGATAGCTCGATGTGGGTGCCCAAGTGAACAAAGCTGAGATGGAGTCCCGCGTCGACGCACTCATCGCCGATCTCGATGCGTTACTCGATGAACATGACGCGGATAGACGCTCGGAACGCGTGCTTGCGCTCTGCGTGGACTATCGTTCTGCTGAGATGCTGAGCGCGCTAGTGCGTCTGCGTGCGTCGTCGCGACGGCGCTAACGTCGTACGGTCCAAGATAGCGCACCGAATATTCGGGCATTGCGAACTTGGCTCGCACTCGCCTTGATCGGAGCGCTCGTGCTGACGAATAGCACGTGGCGTCGTCGCTCTATCTTGCGCAAGGTGTTCGACCGGGTCGAAGCGGTCGATCGCTACGTCGATATCGGCGTTCGCCTACGTGTGGTGCGCACCGATCCTGCCGGCGAGGAGCTGATCCAAGGCGCGCGGCCGATGAAGGTCCTGCGCGAGCACCATTTCGGCGGGATTGTCGACACGCAAACGAGTCCGCCGCGTCTGCTCACGCCCGAAGAAGGCGGCGCGTCGAAGAATCCACAGCAGTGGCTCTGCTCAGAAGATCAAGAGCGGATCATCCTCCACCGCGACGACGCGCCGGTCGGAACGCTTGCGATGGGCGGCATGGGCGCGGGAAAAACCACCGCTGGAGTCATTTGGCTCTACCTTCGGTGGCTCGAAAACCTCGGTCAGGGCCTCGAAGGCGGCCTCACAGCGCCTACAGAGACGCGTTTAGACCTCGTTTTGAACGAGATTTTCCGCATGTTCCCGTCGAGCTGGTACTCGTACACGGCGTCGACGGGAATGGTCACGTTTTGCGACCGTACACGCCTCCGCGCGGTGTCGACGTACCAGCAATCGAGCGCCCAGGGCTCGCGTCTTGCCGGTTTCAACTGGTCATGGTGGCTTGGCGACGAGCTCCAAGACCAGATTTCACAGTTCGTCCACATTCAGGCTCGCCTCCGCTCGAAAAAGGACGGACGCGCCAAGCGACTCGGCACCGCGACGTCGAAAGACAGCTCGGAGTGGCGAAATTTGCAGAGTCAGCTGAGCGAATCGGGCCTGTGGACGTCGCATTCTCTGCTCGGTCCTAACTCTCCGTTCGTGCATCCCGAGCATTGGGAGGCGATGAAGCGGGTCACGAGCGAGCGCGAGTACCGCCGGCTCGTTCTTGCCGAGGATTTGCTACCCGAGCTCGCCGTTTACTACGAGTGGCAGCGCAAACGGAACCTCCAACGCACGCCCGACATCGGCTCGATCAACGTCACGCCGGCTGTGCTCGCCGCGTACCAGTCGTACATGCGGCCGGGCGCGCGGTTCGTGCTCGGTGCTGGCCACGATCCGGGCGTCATCTACAACACCACCGAGGTCGCGCGGTTGCTGGTCGTCGATGGCGTCACGCGCTGGGTCGTCGTCGGCGAGTTCCAGACCAAGCAGACGACCGCACTCGAGCACGCGCGCCAGTTCAAGCAATACCTACAAGACACGTTCATGCTCGAGCGCGCCGATACATCGAAGGTCGCGACGTTCGTCGATCCGCACGGCAAGGGCGAGGCGCAGACCGACTACCAGACCGTCTACGGCGCGTTCCAAGCGGTAGGGATGGACGTGTTCAACCCGGCGCCGATGACGGTTCGTATCAAGCGCACCGCTCGCGTCGAGATGATGAACCGCCTCCTCGGAGGCTCCGCGGCCGCGCCGGGCCAACCGCGGCTCGTGGTGGAGATGAACAGTCGCGGCGAGCCCGTCGCGCCTCAGCTCGTCGCCGCATACGAGCAACTGGTGAAGCGACCCGGCGATGACGATCCAGAGGGCGTTCGCCGCAAGGATGAAGCGGACCGCACGCACGCGCCTGCAGCCCTTTCCTACTTGCTCTGGCCGTTTGAACAGCAAGCAATTACCGAACAGACCGAGAAGATTGCGCGTGCCGAAGCGCGAAAGCTGAGGGTGTAATGGCGCCGCTCGTCGAACTCTACAACACCGACCACGCCCAGCTCGTTCGCCACATCGTCAAGACGTACGGCATCGGCGGCGACGCGAGCTCGATGTACCTAAACCAGCACCGGATGCGCCGCGAGACGATCGCACGCCGGCTGCGTCTCTATCGCGACAAGGCTCGGATCGACATCGAGCGCATCATCGATGAGGTCTACGAGACCGGCGAGTACAAGTCGACACTCAAGAAATACGTCAGCGTCGCGCTAGAGCAGAACGTCACGCGTCGCATCATCAACGAGGTTGCATCGCTCTACGACCGGCCGGCGATCCGGTACGTGACCGATCGACCGGAACAGTTCGCCGCCGAAGAGAAGCGGCTCCAGCTGAACTTTGTGCACCAAGAGGCGCATCGGCTCACGAACCTCTGCAACGAGGTCCTGATCTGGCGGTTCGTCGGCGTCGACCAAAAGGCAGCGCTGCGCATCGTCACGCCGGATATGTTCGATGCGGTCCCGCATCCAAGCGATCAGCTCGTCGCCGCTGGCTACTTGCTCGACATGCCGCCGGTGACCGTGCTCGAGGGCGAGCAGAAGTCGCGGTTGCCGCACTACGAGCTATGGGACGACACCTATCGGTACCTCATCAACGCGATGGGGAACTTGGTCGACGAGACCGGCGCGATGGCGAGCGCGCCGATCGAGCACCAACAGAAGCGAATCCCCGGCGTACTGTTCCATCGTCGCCAGCCTACGACGTGCATCCTCGATTCACACAGCGGAAGCGATATTGAGTCATGTCACCTTGGTGTGGCGCTGCTCAACGTGATGATCATGCGCCTGTCTAAGTCGCAGGGCGAGCGGCAACCGGTCTTGCAAGGCAACCTCGCGCAGATGACGAGCGGCCAGGTGATGAACGGCGAACGCCCGCTCATCCTGCCGCCAGAGGTTGTGGCGACGATGCTCGAAATGAAGACCGATCCGGACCACTACCTCGCGGTCAAGAAGGACAAGATCGGCTCGCTCGCACAAGCGTGGGGCATGTCGTACGAGCAATTCGTTTTCCAGGAGACCGCCGACACGTCGAGCGCGAAAGCCTACTCCGTGCGCCGCGAGCGCCTGACAGAGATCCGCGTCGAGCAGCGCGGCCGCGCAAAGGTGCACGAGGGCGAGGTCGTCGACCTCATCGGTTTCGATAGCGAGGGCGCGCGCTACGATTTCCAAGAGCAAGCCATCCCGCTCGATGCGATGGAGTCGGTCAAGTTGCTCGACGAGAAGATGAGAAAGGGACTCGACAGTCCGATCTCGTTTCTCATGCGCGAGGATCCTGACCTCAGCCGCGAGGATGCGATCGCGCTACTCAAGTCGAACCTCCGCGACTTTAGCGGACTGGTGACGTGGGTCCGAGCACTCAACGTGCCGGCCAACGCAGATGCCGCGAATCCTGGCCAGTCCCCTCAGGAGAATGGCGCGGACAACGCGCCCAAGACCGACGCGAATGGCGCGCCGCCGAACGGAGCGCAGCCGTCGAAGACCGAAACCGCACAAGCGTAACGTTAAACGCTCTCCCCGTGTGACCGCAAACCTAGGCGCAACCGGCGCCAGGGTTACGGCGCGCACACCGCGGCTTAAGCGGGGAGAGCAATGTCCGATCAACAGACCACCGATACGACGGCTCAGCCGAACGCGACGATCGACCAGTCGGGACCTCCGCCGACGGGAGGAGCTGCGCAAGCGGCGACCTTCAACCAAGAGGACGTGAATCGAATCGTAGCGAAGCGGCTCGAAGAAGACCGAGCTCGTCGGCCTGCAGCGGCGCCAGCTGCAAAGCCAGCGCCCGACAACGCCAAGACACCCGAGGTCAACGTCGTAGCCGAGCTTCAGGAATTGAAGCAGCGCCTGGCCTTCGAAAAGCGCACCCGCGGCTACGACCTCGACGACAAGAAGTCTGAAGCGCTGTTCAAGGTCTACCAGGCGAATCCCGAGGGGTTCGAGGAGGCGGTCACCGTGTTCGGAATCAAGACGCCGCAACCGATCGCATCCACCACCAACGGCAACACCGTAGACCCGGCGAAGACCGGCGCCGCTGCACCAGTCGCACCTGTCGGTTCCGTCAACCCGATGACCTCGGGCGGCATGATCGACATCTTCAACCTCAGCGCAGAACAGCTCGACCAACTTGGTCCCGCCGGTCTGCGTGAGGCGTACGAGAAGAATATTGCGATCGGCAATCAGCGCGCTGGAGCTCCGCCGCGGCCTCGAGTGCTGCAGAGGAAATAACCATGTCCGCGACCCAGAGCTCGAGTCTCTCCGGGACCATCTACGCGAAGGTCATCGAGACGCTCATCATCTCGTATCAGTACGACGACCTCGTCGCTACGCCGTTTTTTCGCTACAAGTCGATCGCCGATCAGCAGACCACAACCGCGGCATTTCCCCGTTGGGTGAAGTCGACCGGCCCCGTTGCCGGTACGCCCGCCTCGGAAGTCACCGCGCTCGCCACGACCGAACTCACCACGACCAGCGTCGACATCGCCGTTGGTCGCGTGGGTATCGCGCGCGAGCTCACCACGACCGCCGCGGAGGATTCCGTGGTTGGGCGCTCGCTGTACATCAGCGGGTTCGTCGCCGACGCCGCTCGTCTCTACGGCGAGTTCTTTGACACCGCGTCGATGGCGCTCGCTAGCTCGGTGACTGCCACCGAGGGCGCGGGCGGTGCCACGCTTTCGATCGCGACGATGGTCGCCGCGGTTGCAAGCCAGCGCGTTGCCAAGTGCAAGGGCTCGCAGGTTGGCGTGCTCCACGACCATCAGGGCAAGCAGCTGCAACAGGCGCAGGCTGCCTCGACCGCGACTCCCTGGGCGACGTTCTTTACCCCCTCGGGTGATGGCGGATCGTTCCTCGGCTACTTCCTCAACGCGCCGCTGTTCGCGACCGGTCTCGCACCGACCTCGACCGGCGATCGTCTCGGCATGATCTGGGGCGACGGTTCTCGTCCCGAGTTCTGCGCGTTCGGTTTCGTTGTGAAGCGTATGCCGAGCTCGCTCACCGAGACGAACATCCTGATGGACTCCAACATCTGGGCGAGCTTTAGCCGCACCGGTGTCGGCATCATCGCCAACAACTTCGCCACGAGCATCCGCTCGATCAACGCGTAAGCGGAAAGGACATACATCATGTCTATCACACTAGGAAAACGCGTTCGTCCGGCGGAGAACGACGGCTCGGTCTCCAAGCTGAACGGCGAATACCGCATGGCGGCGCAGT